TTGGACTATGCCACCCATATTAATTCCTTTTTATATATATTTACTGAAGAGTTTTTCTACGAACTGATATCCAAGGTATTCAAATAACTTTGAGTTATCTATATGTACCTTAGTAGTACCTAGCATTTTATTTACACCAATAGACTTCATATGTTGTTCAGCAAACTGAAACATACGAATACCAGTCCGTCCTTTTCTGTATTCCTTACGAAGGAAGTATATATCTTCGTAGGCTGTGACGCATGATTTTACATGTAAGTGTTTACTAACAATGTAGAACATGTAACCAATAAGCTTATCTGCTTTACGACAAGTAATAACATGTAACATACCAGCTTGTTCAAGAGCAAAGTATTGAGTCCAGTCAGGGTCTAGTTCAAAACCACCGCTAACCTCTTGCTCTATTTCTTTATAGTGCTCAGGGTATATAACCCGCAGCTCTGGAAGAACGTCAGAGTATTGCTCGACTTGATACGTTACCATCTATCTTACCCTTGCTGTGCTGGTTGTCCTACATTCTCTAACTCGCCAACATCAAAGTCACACTCAGCAGCTTCAAGTCGGATTGGTTGATTGTCAGTACATAAGAACTCCCAAGCCCTTCGTCGGTCTGCACCAACTTGGTATATCTGAGGACGTCCATTATTCAAGTTTACTTGTCTGTAGTTTGACCATGTTTTATAGTCATCCCCAGTATGTCTTATATTCATTGTAGCCGGAATCTTATCACCGACAATCTCAAGGCGATGATAGAACTTACGTTTAGTAGTTCCACTATCCATAATAGGGGTTACTGATCTATAATAGATTGGAGCACCATCATCATTGTAATACGTGTCAGACATTGTATACAACGTCCCATTGTCATCATCTAACAAGAAGTATGTCTCACCAACACCAGCAAAGTAACTAGGTCGGAAATATTGTTCTGCATATATGCCGTTAACGCCGGAATCACTATCACCAACAGCCCACATAGTCCACTGATACCATTGCTTTTCATTAAGATCATATACCAATGTTTGATTAAGATCGGCTAATGTGAGGATATAAAAGGTATGACCATTGATACGTAATGGATAGGCAATCACATCTGTAAGCGTACTGGTGTTAAGTATGCGATCAATAAATGGTGTTGATATCTTTGACGGTGATACACCCATGATAGAGTATACCGAAGGTCCCTGCTCTTTAGCAGTACCAATCCAGACTGTTGTTTGTTCAAACGAACAGATAGAATCTCCGTTAGCACATCCTAATTCAATATGATACGGGGTTGCAACTGCAAGGGGAGAGCCTGGATATGAACCAGCATCGTAGTAGAAGTCTGTTGACCACTGACCAAAAGCTAATACATAGTTAAGATGTTTAACAATCCCAACTAACCCATCGGGTTCTGCTTCTGCTGTAATAAAATTAAGGGCATTCCATACTGTAGGGTTATTAGGATCAGATGTATATATCTCACCATTAGTACCACCAATAACAGTATAAGTATCTAGATAAATAGCACCTGTTGCATAAGGACCTGCAGGGAATCCGTTTAACAAAGCTGATGCAGTTGCATTAACACCTGGACCACCATCAGTGATAGTAACCACTAATGTATCACTAGAAGTATATCCACTGCCTGGATTAGTAATTGTAATACCAGTAACTATACCACCAGTAAACTGTACAGTTCCAGTAGCTGTTGTTCCACCACCACTAGGTGCTGAAAAGGAAACAGCAGGGGCAGTGTATCCACTACCACCTGTAATAATCGTTACAACGGTAATACCATCATCAACGACCTCAGCAAAGACGCCTGTAGCTGGATTGTATGTGTAACCATTTACTTGATTATGTAAAAACAAGTATGTGTTGTTAAGTGTGCTATTAAAATAACACTGTTGTACTATACCACCTATAGTACCAGTCATAGTACCAATAGTAGTTACAGCATAAGTTGTAGGATTAATCTTATATAGAACATTATTTACAACCGCAAATAACGAACCATTAAAGTTATATAAACCCTGTCCTTGTGCATTAGCAAGTGTTGCACCTGTATTTAAAATACCAGGTCGTTTAATAAACTCTCGCTTCTGTCCTACTGTCTCAAAGTAACCATTGACACACTTAGAATCCTTTGCCAAGGTACCATCACGAGTCTCTATTGGTTGTGCTAAAGGTAGTCTTGCAATTGGCATAGTATCCTATTATGGTATGTTGTTAGAAGATGGTCTACCCATTCTCATGTCAGGTTGGAAGAATGTAGAGTACGACTCAACATCCCATCCTTCTAATTCTTCTTTGTACATTTTAGCACGCACAGCAATCTCTTGACGATGATTACCTGGCACACTATATTCAATAGCTAGTTGGTCAGCAAGGTTCCATACCAATACATTCATCCACTCAGTGGGAAAGTCTGGAATAGCTTGTGCTGTGTTAATGTCAGCCATTGGTTGTTGGCAAACAAAGTGTAGTTCAAATGTAGCAGCTGCATTACTGTCAGGTGTTACATACAAATACATGTTACCAGTATTTTGTCTTACTTCATAAAACAAACTGTTAGGAGTTCCAGTACTGAACTTAGAGCCTAACATGTTGTATTCTTGTTTACTTAATAACTGTATCTGCACATCATCAATAGCTGGACTAACAGTGTTGTTACGTAACCAACCCTGAATAACTTTAAGAGGTTTGTCAGTATTAAGATCTACAGCACCTGTACTAGATGGACCAATAACATACTCAGTCTGTCCAGCAACAAGTGGTAATATTAATTCGTTAGTCTTCCATATCTTTAAACCAGATGTTGCCATCTGTTTAATAAATAAGTTAAGAGCTAGTGATGCATTAGCTACTGTAGCTGCATCAGGAGTGTCGCCAAGTTCCAATACACCAAGCTTGCGTAATGCTAACTGGATAATCTGATCACGGCTTACTGTAAAGGTTGTAGACATCTAGCCTCCAAATAATAGTTTAATTGCACGATCAAGACCAAGAGACTGTGTTACAACAACAGCAAGAGCTCCAATGGCAATATACTTAATCTGTGCTAGATTCTTTTCTATACTTGCCATGGCTTTTGACATGTCAGTAGCAGCTTTGCGAAGCTCTTTAATATCATCTTCATGGTTGTCTGTTTTAATCTCAAGGCGTATTACACGATTTTCAAGAGCTTCTGCGTTCATAATTATTTAATACTTTCCTTCAGCGAATACATTAACAAATACTGTTCCGTCCTCTAATGCTTCTATTTCATGCCATTTACCAGCTAGAATATTGAAGTTGGCTTTTCAAGATAGCTTGGCAATAATAGCGTTGACTTCATCTTGTGTTGGTACTGTGCCACCATCAGGTGCTTCAGGAATATTGCCAGCCTTCAGCCATTTACAAAATTCAGTTGCATCTGTGTTATCAGGGTCAAATGGTATACAAGCACCATCGCTTATACGAATAACGCTTGTAGGTGCATTGCCGTTGTAATCTTTTATTCCTAATTTATACATTTATAACTCCGCAGAAAAATCAACATAGCCACTTGTACTTCCTTGTGGAATTAACAATGCAGTCCTTAAAGCTGTCATTGTGGCTGCAGTAGTTAAAACTAATCTGCAATTTAATGTAGAAGAATTTTGACCAGCAATACCACTTACATTTGAATCATAGGTTGTTGTATCACTTAAAGCTACTTGACTTACGGATAAAGTCGGACTTGTTCTCATACTTACAGGAAATTGAATAGTAATCGCACCTTGAGATGTAGTATTGGAAATTCCTGTACCAAAAGAAGACCCAGTCGCAGAACCAGTACCTTGAAAGCGACCATAATACCGTTGACACAAAGATAACTCTTGACCATACTGACGATACTCATATCCAGTAGCACTACTTCCTACTTCTAGTTGAACACCAGTAATGTAGAAGGTTGCTCCGCTTGTTCCTACTACGGATGTTGCACCTGTGACTGAAAGATATAAAGCACCAGCCCATGCACCAGCAGTACCGCTATAAGTAGAGCCAACACCAAGACCAAAAACAAGTTTTATTCCTGTGCCATTTGTTGTTAGCCAAGTGCCACTTGTATCTCCAGCAATAGTTACAGAAATTGTTGTCCAAGTATTAGCTACTGGCACAGAATAACTAAAAGGGTAAGACCTATTTCCAGCATTATTAAATACAGAACCACCAAATGTACCAGTAAGGCTTGAATACACTTGAAAAGATAAAGTAACAGTTTTTGCGGCAGAAGTTCCCCAGCCTAAATCGGCAATGTTGTATCCTTCAATACGCTGTTGCAATACAAAATAATCTGATGCAGAAACAGAATATGCAGATGTTGATGTTGCTCCTAAATAATTTACAAAGCCTACTGGGGGTGTTACAGAACCAGCATTTTGTTGGGCTGTAAATTTAGATGATTGAGTTAAATCGGCAAACCACCTATCAACTAAATATTGATTGCTTGTAGGAGTAACACTAGCACCAGCATTTCTTTGGTCAATCACCATCGCACCATTGATAATTCTGTTCTTCATAATAGAAGCGTTACCAGCACCTAGTACACCACCAGCCGTTGAAGTCGTTACTGTATCGACATTAAGATTTCCGTAAGCCATTATGCTACTCCTTTAAGAGCATCTAATTCTGCTTGCATTGCTCTTAACATATTGGCTACATCAATTAGCTTTACATTAGCAAATACAGCACCTTCACCAAATTGGGTTAGCTTGTCAGCCATTTCTAATGCGTTCATGCTAATTCCTCATCTGTTGGTTTAGCTAGTGTAGGGTGTTCCCATTTAGCAATGTAATCGCCTTTGCCATCTGAATCGTTTTGTAGTGTGATTACAGTCAAGAAATCCTGTTGCGTAAGGCTAGGATATAGAGCCATTATGCGTTCGTATAAAGTTGTCATTGTTTTTCCTTACAATTATCAAAATGCCACCGACTCATAACTACTCCGCCAGTTTTATCGCAATGCGGACATTTAACTTGTTTTTGTGAAAGCCCTTTTTTACCAAGACTAATATTTAATCTGTGCTGTTCAGTATTTACTTTGCCTAGTTTTGAAATACTCATCTGACGCTTTGTTTCTTCTGTATGTGGCTTTAGCTTCTTTCCTTTAGACCAAGATGTTTTGCCTTTTGCTGAATCACTCATTTTTGCTAGTGTTTCAGGTGTTGCTTTATATCCGCTATTGCCTTCACCGCCATCGCTTAAATTGGCTAAGTTGTAACCCATGTCTTTAAAGCAAGAAATCAACAACACTTCATGACTTAATGCTTCTTCATGAGTTTTCCACTTGGATAAAATATCTACTGTGTAAGAACCATGTTTTGCAACAATATGCTTCCAATAGCGATTTCTATGGTTTGTGCGATATGCACGATTACCACTCCCCTTGCCGATATAAAATATCGTGCCGTCAGGTTTGTAGTGTGCGTAGGTGTAATGTTGCATCAGAGTTGAGCCATGATTTTGTCGTATAACATTAGGCGCTCCTTACTAAAACACCGCTAAAAAAAGTTGCTTGTAAAGCAGCTACTGTATTATATGTAGAGCCTGTATTTGGAGCACCATACGCATATACTTCAATGTAGTCTGATGAACCATTAAGATAAACTAGCTGAGAACAATTTGAAGTTGGGTATGTAGAACCAGCACCAGAAGATTGACTTCCAGTTCCTACTTGAGTTGTTCCATTTTTATAAAAAATAGAAATAATATAAGCAGTAGTGCTTCCGTAAGGAATTTGAATTGCACAATTTAATTGATAATATCCTGCTACAGTAGGAGTAAAACGACTAGAAGAAAAGTTATTGTTTGTATCAAACAATTCAGTATCAAAAGTAACTTTTGTTGCTGTCCAGTTTGAAATACCTGTTTGTTGCACATTTTGATAAGCACTAAACGCTGGCATATTACCGCTAACCATTACTGTGCCAGTAGCATCAGGTAGCGTAGCAGTTTGATTTGAATTGGTTACAGGAGCTAACAGAGTCATTGACCCTGTGCCACTAGCTGAACCTGAAGGTATTAAAGAACTCATAGAACCACCAATCTTTGACCTGAGGGTACAGTTAATGTAACGCCACTGTTTACGGTAAGTGGGCCAACCACAACAGCGTTCTTACCAGAAGTTATTGTATAGTTTGCTGTAACAGTAGTACTGTTCTCAAAGAACACTTGATCACTGTTACCACCACGAGCAGAGCCAGAAGTTAATGCAGACATCTCAGCAGCTACAATACGTAGTTCGACTTTATCACTAGTAGCAAATGTTTGAGCACTAGTACCGTCTTGTCCACGTACAATAGTAAATGTATCTGTAGACCGTGCAGTTACTTTAACTATTTCACGGACTGTACCAGCCGTATTTTCTAATGTAACATAAAAGTAATCTGTACCAGTAGGACTTGGAAACAAGCCACCAGTAGCAGAGGCTACTGTTAATGAGGTAACACTATTGTTAATCCCCGATGCTAGCGTAGTCGCTGCATTATTTGTATATAAAGCTGACATGTATTTATTATCCTAATGGTTTATTATTTAGAGGAGCACCATCTAATTGACGATTGTTACTAGCAAAGAACGGTCTCTTAGCTGCATCAATTATAGCTGTTGACACACTAGTAATTGCCAATATAATCTTTGGCATTGGTATAACTCGTGTTAGTAGTGTTACTACTGATTGTGTCCATCCTTGTATTAGTTCACTGTAACTAAACTTAACAAAGACATCACCTTGCTCTGGTCTTGTAAATGGTGGTGCTTGGTAATCTGCTACACCTCGCACAAAGTCTTGTGGTTGCCTTGGTTCCCAGCATTGCTCATCAACCATGAAACCATCCCAGCGTTGACGAAGCTCACCCGCTTTAACAAGACGACCGCACGACTCGCAGATGCAATTCCAACTACCCCTGATATAGTTTGATTGATAACTCATAGGTTACACCAAACTAGCATCGTATACTGGAAGATCACCAACCCCAACATATGTATTACCTTGTGATGTTGTAATAGTCATTTCAAGACGGTACGTAACTTCACTAATGCCATTAGCTACTCTCTGTGATGCTGTCTTGTTAACAACAACCGGAGCACCAATTAAGATAGTAGATGGTGTAGGATCAACACCATTCATAACAATAACAGAACACGATGAAGTTGAAATAGTCTCGGAAGGTGAAAGTACCTGGGAGAAGTCGAAAGTAAATAATTCACTTTCTGTAGTAATCTTATATGAGAACGATTCAGCCATTTGGTTTCCGTACTAGTAGTGTTCTGATTTTAACAATGTTAACCAGTAGTTTTCTGGTCTGTACAATAAAGGTATATTTAGCTATAGCACCAAACTTCTTAACAAACTCAGCTACTAAACTAAATAGTACAATAACATTAAGTGCAATTAATTTATTCATTGCTTTAACTATTGTTGCTACGCTAGTAGTTAGTGTTGATAAGTTCATAGATAATCCTTTATACATATTAGGTACTATAGTACTTGCGATTGTTAGAAATCTATAAAAGAAGAAATGTACAACAATTGAAATTGTACTAGTTACTGCTTTGGTAATAATCTTATTTATTGTGTTAGATAAAGTAACGGCACTTGTTGTCAGTGAGGTTAATAACTTCCCCACTCTATTAACTAATATACTTATGTTAGTAACTGCTAATGATATAGTCTTTGCTATACCACGCTTAATAGATGTAGACCCAGTTACTGAAGCTGTAATAGTTAAAAAGTGAGAAGCGAGTTCTACAATAAGAACTGCAACATGTTCACTGATAGTGCTAAATACTTTACCAATTAATCTTTGTATATAAACAGCAGATGTTAATGTTGCTATTAATATTTTATTAGGTAACCTTATTAATGTGGTTGTTATACTACTTAATATAGTTTTAGTAATACTAATTGCCTTAGCAATACTTATACTACCGGTTGAATTAATTGATAGTGTTCTAAGTAATCTTAGTATCCTAGAAATATTAGGAGTACCTGTTGCAAGGAAAGAGATACTTCTACCAACGCTTTTAACGATGGTAGAGGCACTCGAGGATAGGAACGAAAGAACCTCGTTAAAGGTATTTGAATCCGCACCGTTTAGTACCACCTTATTGATGGGACTTCCGTTTAAAGCCATAATTAACTAAACTGAACTTTAAATGTAAACTGAATTGAATCTCCAGAGTTTAAAGCAATACCAGTAAAGTCTCCTTTGACAAATAAATTGCCAGAGGTTGAAGCGTCAAACAAACCAGCATTAGTAACAGTAATACCGGAACCGGCAGTGTCTGTACCTACTACTTGGAATGTATCATTTGTTGTAGACGTTGTTTGTTGAGTAACAGTACCGCTTACACGGGAACCATTTTCAGTAAACAAAGTAGTATCAGTTGCACCAGTCGTACCTGCACCAGTTCCCCAAGCAACATAGCTGGGAGTGGTACCACCACTATTAAGGCGGCTAGTAACGATGGCACGTCCTGTATTAACTAAGAGTGTAGCCATTTTTTAATTCTCCAAATAAAACGTTTGATTGGGTTTTTGTGCCAATAATCTATAACGCCTAATTCAACTACAGTACCATCGGCCCTGATAATACGAGCCTTTAGTTGTAGTTCTTTAGCGTTGCTATTTGCAACCTGCATTATTGAACGCCTTGTTTAACCAGTTCAAGTACTACGGAGAACACCAAAGGTGTTGTTCCTAATGTAGTATTATATCCAGTAGTTGTTAAGGCAATACGTCCAGTAGGACTAGGTGCATTGTTTTGTAAACCACCAAAGTTCCAGAAGCTCATCTTACCTCGACCAGCTACAGGGATAATATCTACTTGAGTACTACCATCCCAAAGCAATCTAACTTCTAATGGATCAGAAATAGAATAATCAAGATGATCAATTCTAAATCCTGTAGGAATCAAAGCATAGTTAATTGGATCAACAATAATAATACTACCAGCTACTAATGAGAAAGTTAATGAACTACCAGTTGCTGTAGCAGCTACGTTCATTGTTACTTGTGTTGTACTGTTTACAACAGCAACATAAGCATTTGCAGGTATTCCAGTACCTGTAACACCCTGACCAACAGTTGGTGTTAAACCACCAGCGGTGAATGTAATAACTTTAGAGTTAATAGTAGTAGCACCAGATGAAGCAGTGCCTAATGTGCCAGAAGCAGCTACGTTAGATGTATCTAATACTCCAGTAACTTTAACGACGGCATTTCGATTGCCATCCATAATAATTTGAGTGTTAACGACGTTAGCCATGTTAACCTCCTAATTAGTAAGTTGCTGAGAATAGAATAGAAACTTGCCAAACACCTGAAGTTGCGCTAACAATAGCGTATACAGAAGAGTCAGTAGTTGTTACAGTGCCAAGGGCAGTGCTATCTACATCATTAACAAAGTTTGCATAACCACTTGCTAAGCTATATGCGTTAACATATTCTGTAGCAGTAGCTGTGCTACCCAACGATAACGTTGCGGAAGCAATTGGTGCACCATTGACAATGAAACCAAGGATGCGGGAATTTTTAGGAATCTTAGCAATCTCTGTGTAACCAGACATTGTAGAATCTACTTGAACAGTTTTAACTAGTCCTAGTTTTGTATCACGAAATAAAGAGGCCATTATAAATCCTTTTAATTAATATTGTGGGGTGAAACTAGAAGAGGGGGCTTTTGACCCCCTCATCTTAAAAAATCAAGGGCCGTTAGAGCCGAAGATAGCACGTGGATCGGTCCAGCCGAATGAATAACGCTCGTAACCTTTTGCCTTAGCATTCATGGTATCGAAATCATTATCTTGATCGAACTGTACACCAACACGCTCATAATACTTCATACCATCACGTACGTTAGTACGGATGAACCAAGCATGAGGAGATGTGAAGTAATGGTTAACAACTGCACCACCTGGGAATACATTGTTAGCACGCAAGATGTTTAAATCGTTGTTGCCGTTGGTAGGTTGGTTAGTTGATTTAAGGATACGTCCAGCATTGTAGATCTCTTGACGAGCAATGTGTAATGATTTAGGCATTACATTGATCAAGAGGCCACGGTCATCCTGGAAGCCCATCAAAGCGATTGTTGCATCTTCCAAAGAAGCTTCGGAGAGGTCAGCATCAACTGTTAACTTGTTAGCGAATGTACCACCAGAAGTATTAGGATGTGCTGTGGAGCAAAGAGCTACGCCATCACCACCAGCATACTGTAGGTTGGTACCTGTAGTAAATGCACGGTTGTAAATGTTAGCGCCTACGTTTTCTTTCGTTTGACGGAAAGACATTGCTAATGCACCAGAACGCTTCTTAGAGACTTGCTCATACAAATTGTCATCCAACTCTTCTTTAGTTACGATGTAACCAAGAGCGTATGCAATGTGTGTGTAGCGGGTTGTGAAACCTTGAATCTCTGAATCGTA